AAGCTCTGCATCAGCGTCAACACCAAATCTTTCTGCAAGTTGTTCTGCAGTAATAGGGTTTTCATTTTCTATCACTTCTGACTTATAAAAAGCAAATGCATCAGCAGCATCTTCAGGAGTAAATGTGCCACCAACTCTTTCAACCCTTTCTCTAGCTTCATTTATAATTTTTTCAGCATCTTCAAGATTTTCTAAACTACCCCCTGCAAGCAAAGATGTATAAATTTCACTATCTTCACCAAAGCTATTTTTTAATCTTAATAAAACTTCAGCTTTCTTTTTAGAGCTATTTTTACTGTCATTAGAATTTTTATAATTCACACCAAATTGATTTAAAAAATCCATTATTTTAGCATTTTTTGCATCTCTTCTATCTTGCTCTGCAAGAGCAATCTTTTTAGATTCTAAAATATTCTGATCTCTTTGAGCTAAAGCTCTTTCTACTCCTACAAAAAATCCCATTATACTCTCCTCGCCATTAGTCCTTGTTGAGGTTCTTCTTCAACAGGTTCTTCCATTGTCTCTGCCATTTCAGGCATCTGTGTATCTTCTAAAGACATAGGATCAGGTCTGTCTTCTCCTCTCACCTCATCAAGCATACGCTGTGCTCTCCTTACGTTTCTTCTGTAAGAGATAATCTTCTTTGCATCTTTCTGTTCAAAGCCTTCATCAAACTCTACATCTGCACGTAAGGCTGCACCCTTGATAAACTCATGCAGTGCAGGTGCAATGATAAGACTTACATCTACTGAATGTATACCTTCCATAACAGCACTTCTTAGAACACCTTCAGTAAGTGTAACAAGATCTACTCCCTCTTCTAAGAAAAACAGAACATCTTCCATTGCTCCATCTTTCATCAGGTTATCTAAGTGTGCTTCTAAAGCATCTATTGGATCAGTTAATTCAGGGGGTCTTTCATAAGGAGCACCCTTTGGTGTTGTCGTAAGTGACTGTCCCGGAATTGGTCTATCAAGTTGCATTCTGTTTATCCTTCTTTAAAGTCTCTTGCATTTTTCATTCTCTTAGCCATATTAGCTTTATCTTTATTAGGTCTTAGAAAAGAATTAGTAAATATTCTTGCAGCATCTTCAGGATTTTTAGCTTTATCTAATTTATTAAGAACACTACCTTCTCCTGTCTTTCTAAATTCATAAAACATAAAATCTCTAAAAGCCTCATAAGATCTTACATCTAAACCTTTATCTTGAGCATACGCTAAGAAAGCATCTTTTCTTGCACCTATTTTTACCAGACCTGCATAATCTCTATCTCGTATAAGTTCTTTTCTTTTAGTATCATCAATGCCACGCATATTAGTATATTGAGCAGCTGAAACTCCCGGACCTTTTATTTCTTTATAGCGAGTAAAGTTTAAAGATTCATACGCAAGACTTCCTATAATTCCTGCTATAGCATCATCACTTAAACCAAACTCTGTAAGATCACTAGCTAAGTTATCAGCAAACTGTTGTGGTTTTATATCAATGTAATCAGAGCCTGTAGTTTCTCTAAGATTCATAGTATAATCTTGAGAAGCTTTTGACAATGCAACTCTACCTTCAGACATTTGTTTAAGGTACTCTTGATTACCCTCATAAAAATATTTAAAATAATCAGAGATAGGAGATTTCTTTTCAGATGTTGCATCAGTTGTAGTTTTATTTTTTGGCATTAAACTAGCAGTTTGCACAACCCCCTTATCTGAACTGACATCAACAGTTTCTTCTTTTAATGTTTTCCAACCCGGAATGTACGACATTATAACCTCCAACAAAACGACAGTAGTAATTAAAATAAGTATCCATTTTTTGTTTCTTTTAAAAAATATTTTTAAGTATTCCCTCAAATCCACCTTCAACTCCACTTCCAAATAAAAATCTAGTAAATAAAGAACCTTTAGCAGCTGATTCTTCAGCATCAAGTTTCATTCTTATAGCCTCTAAATCTTTATCTCCTAGTATTATTTGAAGTGATCTATCCATAGCAGCTTCAGATGATTGCATAGCAAAACTCATTAAGTCTCTTTCTCTTTGCCATATTTGATCAATAGCTTTATTAGTTAAACCATTTACATTTTTAGCAAATTCAAAGTTACTTTGATTAGCAGCAGCTGTGTTTATAGTAGTGGTATCTTGTCTCCACTTAGCATTAGCTTGTGCTATCTGTGCATACATCTGTGCATTAAAAATTTCTCTTTGATTCTGTAACTCTGAGTTAAACTTTTGTATAGCATTAGCTTCACCTGCATTAAACTGTGACATAGCATTAGCTTGTGCAGAGTTAAACTGACTAATCTGAGACTTCATACTAGCAAAGAATTGTTCAGTTTGATTTTCACTTGATGCATTAAACTGTTCAGATGCATTAGCTGCAGCAGTGTCACTCAAAATAGTATTAGCAACAGTCTGTGCTTTGAATATCTCTGCTTGCTGTTCATTATTAAGATTAGCCATATCTATCTGCAAGAAGTTTTGTGCATTTTGAACTTGAGCTTGCTGTCTATTATTTAAACTAGCCATTTCTAATTGAGAGATCTGAGCAGCTTCAGCCATGACTAAGGCTTGCCTATTATTTAAGTTAGCAAGATTCATAGTCTGTGCCATCTTAGCATTCTCTAGTGCTACCTGCTGTTCTGCAGTAAAGTTCATGTTAGCAATTTCACTAACCTTTGCAGCATTCATAACCTTAGATTGAAACTCTTGGTCAAACTCTATCTGCATAAATTTAGCTCTTTGTTCTGCTTTAGCTAGAGCCATCTGTTGTTTATTAGCAGTATCTATTTGTGCTATTGGTAATGATGCTTCCATAGCAGCTTGTATAATGGCTTGACCTGCCATACTAGATGCACCTAAACCTCTCTGTGCCATCACTGCAGTAGCTTTACGCATTGCTCCTGCTGCCCAAGGTGGTGTGTTACCTCCCTCAAACTGGTTCATCAAAGTAGTTAATTCATCTTGCATAGAAGCAGCTTGAACTTCTCCTGTACCAAAAGTTTCTCCTACTCTTGTTTGATCTACTGCACTACCTGATATAAGTTCTTCTGCTGATAGCTGTCTAGTAGGCATATCAGCTCTTAGTTGATCTTGAATCTCTCTAGTAGTTCCTTGAGCTGCTTCAAGATCAGATACCTTTGTAGTATCTTGTGTCTGTGCTTCTATTGTTTTTGTAGGACCTTCTGATCTTGCACCAGTTACATCTTTAAGAGCATCTTCTACATCTGTTTGTGCCTTTTGAGTTGTGACTTTAGTAACATCAGGTTTGTCTGGAGTATCTGCAGTAACTGTTTGTCCAACCTGTGCAGGATCAGTAATAATAGGAGCAGTCGTTGCTGTCTGACCTGTAGTAGCACCTAATACTGTACCCTCTGTATCAGGATTAATTGTAGCTACAGGAGCTGCTACTACTGTACCTGCAGGATCTAACATTGCACCTGCAGTAAGATCAGCTTGACCTTGTGCTACTTGTCCTTTATCAAGTTGTTGTCCTGCAACATTAACTGTAGGATTAGTTTTATCTTCTTCATCAGGTAATGAAAAATCATCAGTCTGTGGTATACCACCATTATCATAACCTCTAATCATACCACCTTGATAAACATTAACATATTCTGGATCACCAACTTTATCTGCAGGTACACCAAAAGGGTTTGTAGTCACATCAATATTAGGTGTAGCAGGAGCAGATGCTGCTTGCTGTACAAGATAAGGTGCTTGTCCTACATTAGCTTCTCTGTATCCTTGAGGTATAGACTGAGAAGGAGTCCATACACCCTCACTATTATACACACCAAGAATATACGTAGACATACCCTGTCTGTTTTGATAAAGTCTTTGCTCAAGTCTTCCTGCTTGACCTGCTGCCATCTTCTCTGCACGAGTTTGTGGCTGTATAAGTTGAGCTTGATCTATACCTCTTTGTTTAAACTGTTCAGCTTGTCTTTGTACATTAGCTTCAAATGTTGGTGCATCTACTGCTGTTGTTCCTTCAGGAGCTTCTACAGTAGGTGTTTCTATTGATGGTAAATCATAACTACCAGTAGGTAATGTTACAGTTCCATCTGAAGAAAATATTTCTGCAGCTCTATCAATTTCTTCTTGACTAGGCTCTACTGGAATAGCAGCTGGCATATCAGGAGCAGGAGCAGATTGTGTTGGAGTTGACATAACTGGTTGAGTAGTAGCAGGAGTTTCTGCAGGTGTGTCTGCAGGTTTATCATCACTTTTTGTATCACTATCCTCATGTTTATAGCCATAAGTAGCACCATGAATTACATTAAGATCAGATGCTTCTTGTGTTTTTCCACCTGCACCTGCTATTCTTGCTGTTTCTTTAAACTCTTCTAATGTAAAAGGAGAGCTACTAAAATTATAGTTATCAAATGTAGATAGATCAGAGTAATCACCCATATCACCTGAAACTGTAGGACCTATTTGTTTTAACTTAGCTCTAGCTTCTTCTTGTGTCATACCACCATTAGAAAAACCTAATGTTTCACTTTGTACGAATGCACCTTTGTTAGCAGTAACTGCAACTTTAGCTCTTGGATTAGCTTTAACAAAAGCATCTATAGATGTCCACCTTGCAGGACCATCATAACCAAAAGGTTCAAGATTATTCTTAGCTTCTCTTGCTGTTATCTCTCTTTTCTGTGCCATCTAATTAATCCTTGCTCAATACTTTATCTAGTTTATCTTCTAATCTATGTAGTGCATCCATTACTTGCGTAAGATCATCTCTAAGTTCTTTACGTGTGGCATACTCTTCTCTTGTTTTATTTAATAGTATATCAATACGTTTTACTTCCTGTACAAGTCCTCTAAATGCCCATACAGCAGGAGCTATTACTAATGTTAAGATAATATTCCAAAACATCCATGCACTAATTTCCATCTACTACTCCTGAATTGATTTTAAATACCACACAAGCCAACCAAAACCTATAATTGTACAAAGTAAAAACAGTATGAATAAACCTTCAATACACCTATCTTTAAACTCTTGTTTTCTATACAACTGTTCTTGTCTAGCTTTTCTAATCTTACCTTCCATTGCAATTAACTCATCCCAAGCTTTATGTCCATGAGAAAACTGTATGAAAGTTTTAAGTTCGTATCTCTGTTCTTCTAACTTTTTCTTAGCAGCAAATGCCTCTAGTGCTTCTTGCTCTACTGATCCAAAGACTTTACGAAAGATAGGTGGGTTCTTTGCCTGTTTTTCTTTTTGTTCTATATCAGACACAGCACCCATCCACTTTGATAAATCACCACTCATCTGTTCTATATCACGACCTGCTTGGAATGCTCTTTTTAGACCTGAAAATGCAGTGCTTGCAGTGGTCAGAGCAGCACCTATCGTGATTGGATCAAACATTAGTGCTTTGTCTTACTCTCTATTTTTTTAGTATTAGTTAATGACTGCTTATCAAGAAGAGTAAAACCTCTACGTTCTGCAAACTTTTGTGGATCACCTTCCCACTTATCTGCACAAGCTTCTAGCCAACGCATAGTCATCTCATGTGTGGGTGCTTTACCTTCTTTCATTAGTTCATTTTCTGTATTAAGATAAGCAAATACTTCAGCTTGTGCTTGAGCACCACTGATACCTAAGTCAAAGAGATAGATCATGTTACCTTCATCTATAATACCACCTCTAGGTCTAGCACTTGTTAAAGCTTGCTTCATAGCTGTCATTATGTGGTATCTGTTTTCTTCTTTTTCGTACATCTCTTCTGTAATCTCATCCACTCCTAGATGTTTAAGAAGTGACTGATATTGATTGACAAAGAAGTTCATCTTACGTATTGCACCTTGTACAGCATCTTGTGCATTAACAGAATTTGTTTGTAGTTCTAGTATCTCTATTTCTAACATCTCTCTTTCAAGATCATCTTGACACTCAAGTAACTCACGCTGTTTCATCTTTAGTTCTACAGCTTTCTTTTGCATTCTAATGTGAGCTTCTTGCAGGGCATTCTTTGTTTTATTAACTTCTGCTAGTGTATGTTTAATAGAACGAACAGGAGTAATAGCAGTAACATCAAGTGTTACACCCATAAACTGTGAGTGTGACTTATGAAAGTTACTAGATGCCTCTTGTATAACAGGCATTTTTTCATCTATGTTCTTTAACATAGTCTTATATTCTGGTTTTACTTCAACCAAGGCATTTTGTATATCTTTTACGACTAAATCAGTTTTCAAATTATCCACCATTTAATGTTGTTAAATCATTCCATATTCTTGTAGCATGAGTTGCAGGTACAAAATCTTCTTCTGTTTCTCCATCTGATGCAATTTGTTTCCAACCTTGGCCACTACTTATACTTGTAAGATATGCAGTTAAAGCATCTTTACTTGTTATCTCACCTTCAGAACCAGATATATCTGCTCCATCATCTGCAATCCCAAGCATTACATGATCTCTTGGACTTGCTGTGCTATCTTTAACAGGAAACATACCTCCTGTTCCTTGAGGTACACCAAACTTTAAGAAAGTTGGTATTGTACCCTCTGCTGTCAATCTATATTTTACTACCTTATGTGCCATTATTTCTCCTATGAAGGTTTAGTAGGCCAATCACTGTCTTCTAAGTGAGGCCAGTTAGAATGTTTTGGTAAATCTCTTAGAGCTTGTCTATAAGTTTTCATATTACTAGACATTGTTACATCTGAAAGACCAAAGTAATCTGTCTCTGCAAGTAAAGCAGTTCTTTTACTTCTGTTTGCTTCAGCCACTGTTGCATCTACACTTGCTTTGTGAGCAGCAGTTTGAGTTTCTACAGTTACAGTCTTACCATCAGAGTCTGTATAGTCACTATAAACAGGACCTACTTTATACTTAGTATACCACTTACCATCAGTTTTATACTCTACTCCATCATCTACTATTGTTTGATAAGGAGGAGTAATAGATGGTCTTTTACCTTCAAACACAGGATCAAGTTGATTATGCTCCATAAACTCTGTAGTCAAAGGTTGTGGTGGTCTTTTAGATTTATTTTCTGTTATCCAAGTAGTATCTGTCATTACTCTACCTGTGCTTCTTTCTCGTACCCAACCCATTATTATCTCCTATGCTGCTATTGCGTAAAACATATAACTACCAGTAGTAAATCCACTAGCTATTTGAAATCCACTGTTAAGTGGATCAATGTAATCTTGATTTGTAACTTCTGCTGCTGTTGAATTTAGCACCAGATATCCATCATTTCCAGAAACTAAACCTCTTTCAGTATCCCAAATATACCAATCACTAGTAGAATCTGTTCTTTTAACAAGCACCCATCTTGAACCAGAACTAAATCCACAATCTACATCTGTGCTTGAGCCATTAGTATGACTAAATGTTCCTATTTTACTAATTCCTGCAAGGGTTGCAAATAAATAGGCAATATGATCATTAGTGTTTTTATTTACACTATCATGCGTTCCAACAGTAAAAACAGTGGATGTAGGTGCAGTATCATTCCAAAAAGTATTATCATCAGCAGTAGCAGCATCAGAATTTAATTTTAAATAATCTGTTGCATCTCCATAATAAACACCCCAATCTTGTCCATATGCAGTCATATTTTTTACCCAAATCATTTCTGGAGTTACACCAAGTGCGTGCTCAATTGTTCTATTACTTCCATTTCCATCATACCTAACATAATCAAAAAACTTTGGTGCTCTCCTCCACATAAAAGCATAATAGGTTGAACTATCTACTAAATTAACACCATCATTATGAGCATAATCTTGACCACTATCTCCCCCTTCTAAACTACCTGCATTATCTACAAGTAATTTTTTGTTTCCAAGTCTTCTGCTAGTTAAACGAACATTACCACCTGCTGTGGTCGGATTTATTGCCATGTCAACAGGAAAAGTAGTTGTATAATTTGGATCACCAGAATGACGTTCATCAACTTCAAATACACTAGCTCTGCTTGTAGGTGTTTGCATTGGTCCTCTTCTTACTGCTACGTATAATAATGTTTGACTACCACTGAAATAACCACTTGTTTGAAAACCTGTGTTTGTAGCCCAATTATATTTAGCATTATAATTTGTTTCAGCATCATTACCACTTGCGTGTAATTTTCTAAGACGACCTTCACTCCAACCTCTCAATGTATCATGGATTTCCCAATCAGCAGCACTTGTGTAAGTTCTACCCAAAAACCATTGAGGTTCAAAACCTAAATCAACAGTAGCATTATTAGAACCATCAATATCAACTGAACCACATTGTATCAAACCATCAGAAGAAGTATCATGTGCAAAAAAATATGCTATATATGGACTTCCACTGTAATTAACATTAAAATGACTACCTAATGTTAATGTGGTAGATGTAGGTGCAGTGCTATTCCAATAATTAGTATTTGTTAACTCTGCATTAGTCGTATCTAAATAAAGAGCTTTTGTTGTTGTATTAGTTAGTGACCTATGCCAAACCATCCAAGATGCAGCACCATCTGTTTTTTTAATAATAATCATGCCGGGGGTAGTTCCAAGACTATGACTTACAGTTCTTCCTGCATTGCCATCACCTGTATATTGAACTACATCAAAAAACTTTGGTGCTTTTCTAAATGTCCAAGCTACATAATTTCTATTACTTCCACCAAAATCTCCATCACCAACTTGAAACCCATTACTTAAAAAACCTTTCATTCTATTATTATGTGTAGAACCATCTTCACTAGCTCCATTAGTATTACTTAATAGTTGTTGATTAACTCCTCTTGCTGTATCAAACAAACCATGAGAAATATTATTATCTCTATCTTTAATCCAAATTAATCCACCTTCATTAAGAGTATCAATACCAGTTGTAACTGTTTGTGTAGTGCTTCCATCACCTGTATAAGTATCAACACTAAATATATTTTCTACAAACTTAGCAGGATTAGTATTTCCTGCTGTTGGCCAAAGACCCTGCTTGTTAAGAGCTTGAGCTTCTTCTAGTGTCCATACTCCCGGAGCAGAAGTATCTTCAAAGTTATTAGCAGGAAGAACTAATGATTCATCTTTAGTAATTAATCCACCTAAGTATCTTGTCATTAAGCTAATCCTCCATGTGCTCCAGAAATAGTTCCTGCATTCATTCTTGTTGTTGCAACAGTTAGATCACCAAAATCTGTGGTATCACCAGTAGAAGCTATAGTCACAAATTGCATTACGTTTGTTACACTTCCAGAATTACCACCTGCAAACACTACTCTTAATTGATTTGAAGTAGCACTTGGACTTTGCGTAGCAGCAACTAAATCTCCAAAGTCAGTAGCATTTCCAGTACTAGCAATAGTAATGTAGTCTATAACATTAGAGTTTGAACCTGTATAACCTCCACCAAATAATCCTCTCGTACTATTTGAGGAACTAGATATATACAGTCTAGCTACAGTTAAATCTCCAAAGTCTGTGGCATTACCTGTTGATGCTATCGTAATGTAGTCTATCTCATTTTTCCCAGTAGAACCAACCTCTCCTCCACCAAATACACCCCTAGTAGTTGATGCACAGGAAGAAAGATTTTTTCTAGCTGTATCTAAATCACCAAAATCAGTTGCATCACCTGTGCTAGCAATAGTGATGTACTCTATAACATTTATTTGACTACTACCCCCACTAGTATCACCACCACCAAAAATTCCTCTAGTTGCAGAAGCTAATCCTGAAAGAAGACTTTTTGAAGCACTTAAATCACCAAAATCACTAGCGTTTCCTGTAGATGCAATAGTCACATACTCTATTATATTAGTTCTACCACTTGAAAGTTCACCACCACCAAAAACACCTCTTTCAACAGAAGAACAACCTGCTAATAAATATCTATTACCACTTAAATTACCAAAATCAGTTGCATCACCTGTAGAAGTAATATCAATATATTGTATTGTATCTACAATACTACTTGCATAACCACCACCAAATAGCCCTCTATTATTTAAAGTTACTTGCCACCTATCACCTTTAACAGCCACACCATGTTCTTTTAAAGTCCACACTCCAGAAAAATTAGGCATTAAGATAATCCTCCATGGACAGTGCTTGTTCCACCAAGTCTGTAAGTAATGGCTGCTAAATCTCCGAAATCAGTTGCATTTCCTGTGCTACCTATAGTTACATATTGCATTACATTTTGTCTTGCTCCAGAAATTGACCCACCACCTTTCACAGCTCTTGTAGTACTTGCACAGGCAGTTCCAGATTGAACACCTGCTAGTAAATCTCCAAAGTCAGTAGCATTTCCTGTGCTTGCTATTGTTACGTAATCTATTACATCAGAAAAACCACTACCTGTTTCACCACCAAGTATTAAACCTCTTGTGGCATTACTACATCCAGTTGGACCATATCTTGCTACAGTTAAGTCTCCAAAGTCTGTTGAATTACCAGTTGAACCTATGGTAATATAATCAATAACATTAACTAAAGTTGCTCCACTCAGGGGCATTCCACCTGCTATACACCCTCTTGTAGTGCTTGCAAAACCTGCTGCTCCATTTCTTCTAGTAACTGTAGCATCACCAAAATCAGATGGATTACCAGTAGAAGCAATAGTTACATACTCAACAGTTACTCCTTCTTTTCTTTGATAAATAGCCCTTGTATTATTAGCAAGTGCAGCCAGAGCAACATTAGTATCATTAACAGGCATATCTCCAAAATCTTGTCCATTACCTGCTGAGGTAGGATTTACATACTCTATTACATTTGTAGCACCATTTGCATTTCCACCAAAAGCAATACTTCTTGTAGCATTACCTGCAACCCCATCCCATACCTCTTTTGCTTCAGATAAATCACCAAAATCAGAAGTATCACCAGTTGTACCAATATTTATAGTTTGTATTGTATTGTAGTATGTTCCTGCTCCATTACTACCACCCATAAAAATACCATTAGGGGCTGCTGGACTTGCAGAAGCAGCATCACTGTAAGGACTTGCACCAAAAGCATTTATAGCAGATGCTCTAACATTATAAGACTCACCATTAGTAAGAGAACTAACAGTAACAGGACGAGAAGAACCTGAAGCACCACCTTGTAGACTTGCTTTATTATTTGTACTGTCACCCATACCACTATGATTTGTACAATAAAAATAAAGAGTGTCAGGTGCATCAGATGCAACAGCTAGTTTTGTAAAAGCTCCTGCACTTCCCGGAGTACCACTTGTTGTTACACCTGTAGTATATTCTGATCCACCACCATGAGTTCCATCACTTGTAGTAGAAAAACGAAGAGGATGACCACTATTGCTACTATCACTTTGATCAAAAATATAAGTATGACCTTTATATAAAGTTATTAAAGGCATTATTGTAATCCTCCATGTGAGCCACTAACCATACCATTAAAAATTCCATTTTTTGCAACAGTCAAATCACCAAAGTCAGTTACGTTACCTGCACTAGCTATAGTTACATACTCTATTACATTTATTGATGCAGAGGTATATCCTCCTGCAAATACACCTCTTGTAGAATTTGATGTACCAACAACATGATTTTTTGAAGCACTTAAATCACCAAAGTCTGTAGCATTTCCTGTAGATGCAATAGTAACTTGATCAATAATATTATATCTTGCTGTTCCAGATTGATTATACCCACCACCAAATAAAGCTTTAGTAGAACTAGAAACACCTCCATGCTGCCTTCTAGCTTGAGTTAAATCTCCAAAATCAGTTACATTACCTGTTGAAGCTATAGTAACATATTCTATAACATTTATTTCAGAACTACCAAGAGTACCTCCTGCAAAAAGACCTCTTGTAGATGAGCTAGAAGTAGCAACAAAAGATTTAGACGCACTTAAATCACCAAAGTCAGTGCCATTTCCTGTGCTTGCTATTGTAATATATTGAATTACATTTTGATGTGTACCACCACTACTTCCACCTGCAAATATACCTCTAGTAACTGAAGCTAATCCTGATATATCTTCTTTTGCAGAGAGAAGATCTCCAAAGTCAGTTGCATCACCTGCTGAAGTTATTGTAACATATTGAATAGTATTTACACTACCACTATTATTTCCACCACCTGCAAATATGCCTCTAGTGTTAGAAGAACAAGCACCACCTTCACGAAGGGAAGCTGATAAATCTCCAAAATCGGTAGCATTTCCTGTAGAATCTATTGTAATATATTCTATAACATCAAAATAATAACCACCTGCAGAAGCATATCCTCCACCAAATAAACCTCTATTATTTAAAGTTAGACCTGATTCGTATGCTCCATCTATCGCATACCTGTTACCACCACCTGCACTAACAACAGTAACTGCAAAGGTTGTATCTTCTATAGGTCCTGTTAAAGCACTAACAGCATAACTTGTAATATCACCACCACCAGTGTCTGATGGATTAGTAATAGTAACAACTACTGATTCATTACCTGATGCAACACTTATGGTAGGAGCATCAGGTGCTCTAAGCTGATCAAAGCCACCTACTAAGCCACCTTTTTTATTTACACCCATTAGCTATCCTTATGCGTCATCTATTTCTTCATATGAACAAGTAGCAGATAAATCACCTGCAGCACTTGCTTGTATTTTAAGAACATCATTTTCTGTTAAATATAAACCCATGTTCTTATCAATAACAACCAAAGTTGCATCTGCAGGAACAGAAATAGTTTTTGCTATATAGTAGTCAGCAGAAGAACGAGTAACCCAAACGTCAATTGTAGCTGCATTTGTACCATCTATATTAGCAATAATTAAACTGTTTATTTTTTGTAACTTGTTAGAACCACACGTTAACAAACTTACTGCAGAAGCTGCTACATCAGCATCAACAGCAGTGTTTGCGTATATGCTACTAACAGCTACTACATTAGGATTTGCCATACTTTCTCTCCTTTATTATCCAAATACCATTGCCATAGCTATTGCTTTACCAGTTGTAGCTGCATTATTTAATTGTGTTTGTATATTTGATGTAACACCATCACAGTGATTTAATTCAGCAGCAGTTGCTGTAACTAATGTACCACCTAGTTTTAAACCATTAGATGTATCATGGCTTGCAATATCAAAATCAAAAGCACCATCAGCAAAAGTAGTGTTACCTGTAATTGTAATGGAAGATCCGTCTGCTGTCAAGCTATCTAATGCAATATTTCCAACATTTGTGATATTATTGTCATTAAATGATGTCGCACCTAACGATACTGTGCCTGTTGCAGTTAAATTACTTGAGCCAACATCTATATTTCCAAACCCTGAAGTAATACTTCCTGAATCTAATGCACCTGTAGTTACAATAGAGGAACTACCTGCTTTAACTCCATAAATATCTCCAATAGCTGTACCATTAATAGTAATAGCATCTGCTTCTAGAGTACCATCTATATCTGCATCACCACTAATATCTAGTGTAGCAGCATCAAGTTCACCTGTAATGGTTAAATTACCTGATTGACTTGTACCTAATAAAGCTACAGTTCCAGTTGCATCTGGAAATGTAATTGTTCTATTTGCTGTTGGTGCTGTTTTTGTAAGAGTTGTAATATAGTTTGCACCTTCAAGCTCTACGTCACCAGTAATATTAAATTGTTTAGTAGATTTAAACCTACCAACTTCAACCATATCTCCACCAGATTGCCTTGTAGCAAAACCTATTGCAGTTGATTTTGAACCTTCTCTTATTGCAGCAATTCTTGCAGCGTTTGCAGAAGAATTATTAGATGTTTCCCCTGCCATCATAAATAAACCTGCAAAACTATTTGTAGTATTATTTCCTACATTAGAAACTGAAATTTCAGAGGGCATTGAAGTAAAATTATTTCCGTCTGCATTAATATCATCCCATAAATTAGTAGCTGTTATTTCTTCAGTAAATACTTGTAAAGCACCTTCATTTGTACCACCACTAAAAGATGGAAGTGTAACAGAATCTGAATTAATAATCATATCACCTGCAAAAACAACACCAGATGATAATGAAACTGTGCCACCTACAGTAGGACTTGTAAGTGTTTTATTTGTTAAAGTTTTTGTTGTTCCTGAAAAGTATGTATCTATTAAGTCAACATCACGATAACTAATATTATTACCATTATCAAAGACTAATATGCCATCATTACTTGCAATAGCTGTGCTTGTGTCTACACTTACAGCAGAAAAATCAGCTACAGTATTAAGTTCTGCACCTGTTGCTGTAAGACCAGTAACATTATTAGCCTGTCCTGCTACTGTATTAACATAGGCTTTAATTGATTGTTGTGTAGCAAGTTTAGTTGCGCTGTCACTACTAAAGTCATCTTCATCTGCAATGTCTGTAATAGTAAC